ACTACATTTAAGATAAATAAAGGTCTACTACCTAAAAAGTACGATAATTGGGCTTATATAATAACCGGTCTTGAGCATAAAGTATCTAAAAGTAGATGGATAACCTCTATAAAAACACAGTTCTACCCTAATAGGTATGCATCTTCAGCAGCTTCTGATAAATTAAAAGCAGCTAGTGGATCCTCCAACAGTTCATCTCCAACATTTGTTGATAATGTTCCGGATGTAGGTAAAAATGTAGTTGATACTCCTAACGCTAATGATTTAAGAGCTACCTTAGAAACTTTAGGATACACAGAAAAAGGTACTGAACTTACAAGTGGTAATGCAGATATTACTAAAAATGGATTAATGATAGGAAGATCCGTCGCTAGAATGATAAAAAAGAAGCACCCTGGGATTAAAGTAAGATTTACAGGCGGGAATGATAGTTACCATATGGGCTTTTCAAATTTAAGTAGGCATAAACAAGGTAATGGTTTAGACTTTACCATTGATCCCCACGGTCCAAAAGATGTTAAAAAAATAGTAAGAATATTAGATGGATTTGCCGCTGGTAGTTACCCAAATTTTGCCTACCTTAATGAGTATAAGAATCCAAGTAAAAATGCTTCCGGAGCACATTTTCATATATCTTGGCACGATAGTGGAGGATCTGAAGGACAAGCAAACAGAACTAACGCAAAAAAATTAGCAGACCTCGGTAGAATACCTAAACATACTATAACATAATAATGGCATACTTACCTAAACATAAACAAGCTGCTAAAGATAAGTTAAAAGAACTTGGAGGATCTCTACTTGACCCTAAAACAGGTTTAAATTTTAGCGGTAAGTTTATACAAGATTATCTAGGAAGATTTTTTAAAGGAGATAAACTTACAAGAAATTCTGAACCTTTAGAATATGCTGCTCCATCTCACGGGGAAGAAAATAACGATACACGATTCATTTCACAAAAAGTGACACCTTCCTCAGCTGATTATGCAAAAGGAGTACTTAAAAGATTTTTTTGTAAAGATTCCAGAACAAATAAAATTATAGAAGTAGAAGGAGAAAAGTATAAATTGCTCAAAAAAGAAAGTAAACTTTACAGAAGGGTAATTAGAATAGAATGGTATATTACAGGAGATCCAGAAGATCAAATTATAGGCGGTTATTTATACCCGGGTACAAAGGCTAAAAATCAGGATGTAATAAATAAAGCAGAAAAAATACTACCTGGTATTGGAGCTCAGATATTAAAAGACCCTTCTCAGTTTGTTCGTAAGTAATTTATTCTTATCTTAGAATAAAGGTTATAATAAGTGTTTTACATAATTGAACAAGAAAGCAAGCTTGAGAACTTGCAACGGTTATCAAAATTAGGGTTGTACGTAGATGTTATATCATCTAACGACCTATACCACCCTAAACTATCCTCAACATCAGCAGTATATGTTAGACCTATTAATTCTAAACATGGATATATTATTCCTATCAATCATGATGAAGGTATAAATATATCAAAAAAACGTGTCTACACTATACTTTCATCTGCTAGTAAACTATATACAGTTAATAAGAAAGACTTGCTATATCACTTTAATCTACAGGATGCTATAGATCTATCACTACTTTACTCTATGACTAAGTACAACAGGTTAGAGTATACTAGAGAAAATAATACTTTAAATCATTTTTACAGTAAATTTAGAGATTTTCCTAATATCAATAATCTTATACCTATATCAAAAATATATGATAGCTGTGAAAAAGTATACGATCAAGTTAAAAGTGTAGTAGAGTATGAAATACCATCTGGTTTTGACTTATATAACAATACAGCAACCAATGTATTTTTTCTTATAGAACAAGCTGGGATAGGTATATATTATGAGCAATTTAACGAAGTTTTTAAACCTCGTAACCCTTTATACAATACTCAAGACAATAAAGTTTTAACTTCATACAATTTATACAATGCTACATCTAGACCTACTAATGCTTTTAATAGCGTTAATTTCGCTGCTATTCCTAAAAGTGAACAACACAGAAAATGCTTTCTTCCCACCGGGGATTACTTTGTTGAGCTGGATTTTGATGGTTATCACCTGCGTTTACTTTGTGATCAGATTGAATACCCTCTTACTAGCGAATCAGCTCATACTCAACTAGCTAAAAACTACTTCGATACCGAGAATATTTCTGAGGAACAGTATTTAGAAGCAAAACAGATTAATTTCCAGGCAATCTACGGTAAAATACCTGAAGAGCATAAAGATTTAGAAATATTTAAAAAGATACAGAAGTATATTGACGATATGTGGAGTACTTTCGAAAAAGACGGAGTAGTCTATAATACAGTCTCCAAAAAAGCATTTACTAAAAGCTTAAAAGAGATGCACCCAGCAAAGCTAATGAATTATATGATGCAATCGTTGGAAACCGCAAGAAATATTCTTATCTTAAAAGAAGCCTTACGTTACTTGAAGAATAAAAAAACTAATTTAGTTTTATACACATACGATGCACTACTTCTTGATTTTCATAAAGAGGATGGCAAAAAAACACTAGAAGAACTACAAGAGATATTAGAAGAGGGGGGTAAATACCCAATTAAGGTAAAATATTCAAAAGATCTCTTGTTATAAAATAAAAAAGATATTTATATATGATAAATACAGTTACCAGGCCGGAGTTTGATTACGACATAGAGCCTATTTACTTTAATGAGGATATGAGCAACAAATTATTCTGCACCTTTGCAACCGAAGACACTTTAACTGGTGTTCTTGAGGAGGTTCAAGAAAGGTATAAAATCATATATAATAAAATTTTCGTATTATATTCAAAATCACAAGATGAGTACATCTGTACATACAATGTCGATTTTGCAAACGTAGGAACATTTTTAGATAACACAATTCTAGTACATAGAAAGAAAGAATCTAATACCCTATATACTATAAATGCCTTAAATACCTTAATTAAACAATTAAATGGAGGCGAAGTTGATACTTCATACCGAGTAAATTGGCCTGACTACAGAAACTGTATACTACTCACTAAAGGCCCAGAACTTAAAAGAGTAAATACTAAACTTTATAAAATTATAGAGATTGGATAGGTATGGACGCTAGAATAAAATTCGGAGAACAAGAATTATATGTAAAGCTTTTAGATACACCAATAGCCACCTTATGGGCTGATTGCGTACAGGAATGGAATTCTCAATCTATTCCAATGAAAACTCATAATTTTACATCGCCACATCTTTTCCCCTCCAGCACTTACTCAGAACAGCAAATAATTAATAATATTAACATTGCAATAGAAAGTGCTAATAACTCCTTGACTGGTAAAAAAGTTCCATATAAGGCATATTTAGATATGACATGGAATCAAACAAATTTACTTCATAGATGTTTTACTACTGCTGATATGACCTCAAAAACCTGGAAACACAATTTAGGGTATGAAATGATGCTTCAAGGTAAAAAAGAATCATATCTTAATAAGCATCCGTTCCTGGCTAAGAATACAGACCCAGATTTTATAGTACTAGATAAAGATAAATTTAAACATTCTATACATGAAATCAATAAATGGGTACATCAATATGAAGATTTAAGAATTAGTGGAAGGTCTAAAAAGTTTTTTAATAATGTAATCAAAAGAAACTATAAAAAATGGTATTACTCAACATTGGAATTAGATTGGGATAATTACCGCGGTGTTGATCGGGATTGGATTAAAACCCATAGGGCATCTTACGGAGATGTCTTAAATACTTTTTCGGCAAAAAAAGCAGATGAATGCGATATATTTCTAAGTGTAAACATAACAGGTAAAGACTATGAAACTGCTTATTTTAATTTCGATGACCCGTTAGAGTTTGATACTACTAACTTAGACATTATTAACGGTGGTGTTCGTATATACAAAAAAGAATACCTAGAGTATCTTTATGGTGAAAACGGAGTAATTATAAAAGAGACTTCAGATTTAGGTATACCACCTGAAATGGTTAAACCTATACCCTTAGGTAAAATTCAATGGTCCTCAGTAGATTTTAAGAATGTACGTTTACCTGACACCACAAAAACCTATACAGATGATACACCTGCTGCTACAAAACAGTTCTATAGGCCTACTATTGAAATAAAAAATAAATCTTCTTTAATATAAAGTTGTTCGATTAAATTATTTTTCTTATCTTTATATTAAACGTTATATTAAAAACAGTTATATATGGATTTAAATGCTATAAAAGCAAAGTTGGATACGTTAAATAATAGCGGCCAACAAAAAGAGAAAACAGATTACTCAAAGATTTTTTGGAAACCTGAATTAGGTAAGCAGACGATTAGAATCGTTCCTTCTGCCTTTGACCCTGCATTTCCGTTTAAGGAATTAAAATTCCACTACGGTGTAGGAAAGTACCCGATGGTTGCTTTATCGAATTTCGGTAAACAAGATCCAATCGAGGAGTTCGTAAAAGAACTTAGAAAGACAAATGACAAAGACAACTGGTCATTATCAGGGAAACTTAATCCTAAGACTAGAATTTTCGCTCCTGTAGTAGTAAGAGGAGAAGAAGATAAAGGTGTTAGACTTTGGGGTTTTGGTATCACTATCTACAAAGCATTACTTGCTTTAGCAGAAGATGAAGATATTGGAGACTTTACAGACGTTATTAACGGATGGGATATGGTAGTAGAGCAACAAGCTGGTAACCCTTACCCGGAGACTAGTGTTCGTATTAAACCAAAACAAACTCCATTATCAGACAATAATGAAATGGTAGACATTTGGTTGAAATCTCAACCTAATCCTACTGAAGTACATACTGAGTACGATTACGACTTTATTAAGAAACAGCTACAAAGTTATTTGAATCCTGGAGCTGAAGAGACTACAGGAACAACTACTAATGTAGAAAAAACTCTGCCAGAAAGCCTAGGTCAACAAAAAACAGACTTTACTTTGGAAACAGCTACGGCTGGCAACCAAGACACAGTTAGTAAATTTGATGACTTATTTAACGAATAATGGCAGACAAAAAAGAAGTAATTAAAAAAGCGACCGCTGCTGTACGCAAGTCGTTCAACCTTGGCAATTTCAAGAAAAAGAAAGGATTCGCTAATGCTTCAGTAAAGTTTAAAGAACAAGGATGGATTCCTCTTTCTAAAGCTTTTCAAGACATTACGTCTCTACCAGGCATACCCACAGGTCATATAACTCTGCTTAGAGGTCATAGTGATACAGGTAAAACTACTGCGTTATTAGAAGCTGCAGTTAATGCTCAAAAAGCAGGTATATTACCAGTCTTTATTATATCAGAGATGAAATGGTCTTGGGAACATGCAAAAGAAATGGGTTTAGAATTCGAGGAAGTTACTGATGCCAACGGTACAGTTACTGATTATGAAGGGTTCTTTTTATACGCTGATAGAGGTACATTAAATACTATAGAAGAAGTAGCCGTACATATGGCTGACTTAATAGATGAACAGACAAAAGGTAACTTACCTTATGATATGTGTTTCTTCTGGGATTCAATTGGATCTATACCTTGTGATCTTTCAGTACGTTCTAACAAGAACAATAACGAATGGAATGCAGGTGCTATGTCTACTCAATTTGGTAATAACCTTAATCAAAAGATACTATTATCAAGAAAAGAGAATGCACCGTATACTAATACGTTAGTAGCTATCAATAAAGTATGGACTATGAAACCTGAGCATCCAATGGGTCAACCTAAGTTGCAGAATAAAGGAGGAATGTCTATGTGGTATGATGCTACACTAGTTGTTACTTTTGGGAATATTACAAACCCTGGAACTTCTAAGATTAAAGCTGTAAAGAACGGTCTTCAAGTAGAATTCGCTAAAAGAACTAACATTCAGATAGAGAAGAACCACATTGGAGGAGTTCAGTCAAGAGGAAGAGTAGTGATGACTTCACACGGCTTTATAGAAGATGATAAAAAAGCAATTGATAGATACAGAGATGCCCATAAAGATCACTGGTTAAAGCTTGTAGGGTCTATAGATTTTGATTTAATAGAAGAAGGCGATCTAGAAGAAGAAAGAATTACTCCTAATATTCTCGATTAATGGCATACGATGAAATTCTTAAAAACCTTAAAGAGTCCCCACCCCGAGCGTTAAACGATCACATTTTGGTAGTCGACGGTATGAATACCTTGATACGATCGTTTTCACTCCTAAAAGCGATGAATCCAGCTGGTGCCCATATCGGTGGGTTAGTTGGGTTCCTTCGCTCTTTGGGGTATATAACAAGGATATTTGACCCAACAAGAGTTATAATTGTTTGGGACGGAAAAGGAGGTTCTACTAATAGACAGAATATAAATCCTAACTATAAAGCACAACGTGCTAATTCACGAATAACACATTGGGGGCTATATGATACTAAACAAGAAGAAACCGAAGCCTTAATAGGGCAGTTACTTCGTACTAGGGAGTATTTAGAATGCTTACCAATTCAGCAAATGGTATTAGAAAAACTAGAAGCAGATGATATTATGGCTTGGATTGCTAAAAAAGCTTCTCATTCTAATGTTAAGAAATGTACTATAGTTTCTTCTGATAAAGATTTTTTACAGTTAATAGACGGTACAGTTGAGGTATATGCACCTGTAAAAAAGAAACTGTTTACTAAGGATAATATATTTGAAGAATTAAAAGTATTACCTGAAAATTATAATATAGTCAAAGCATTAGTTGGTGACAACTCAGATAATTTACAAGGAGTTAAAGGATTAGGTATCAAAACTATAGTATCTCAATTCCCTAAACTCCTAACTGAAATTACAGACCTAGAATACATATTTAAGACAGCTGAAGAAAAATTAGAAGGTAAAAAAATATTTGCTAAAATTATTCACAACTGGGATAAAGTATTAACTAATTTTGAACTTATGGATCTCCATATAACGTCATTAGATGATAAAGAAAAGGAATATGTAAATATGGTACTTAAGGAACCTATTCCTGATCTACAGACAGGTGCATTCTTGCACTTAATGGATCTAGATAAGATAGAAGGTATAACTAAAAATACAGAGGGGTGGTTAGAAAACTTTAGATCTTTAACTACAGTAAAATGATAGACTACCAGAAATTACTTATAGGTACAGGTTGTTTTCTATTTGCTCAAAGCTTATCATGGTACCAAACCAATGGTCAGTTTATAAGTACATGGATGAAAGACAATCCTGTTATAATCTCAGCAATGATGGGAATTCCTGTAGGTCTTGGGTACATATACGGTACTGAAAATATAGTTAATGCATTTGGAGGAAATTCTCTTTGGTCTGCCCGTATCTTGGGATTTGTCACAGGAGTATTTAGTTTTTCAATTCTTACTTATATTCATGTTAAAGAAGGAATAAATTTGAAAACAGCAGTAGTACTAGCATTAGCTACAGTTATAGTACTACTACAAGTTTTTTGGAAATTAGAAGATTAATATTATGATAAAAGGAGTTATAGCAGGAAATTTTGATGTTCTACATCCTGGATATATACAGATGTTTAAGGAAATGAGAACTAAATGCGATTGCTTAGTTGTGCTACTTCACACAGATCCATCTATAGAAAGACCTCATAAGTTAAAGCCTATACTCAGTGTAGATGAACGTAAAGAGCTGTTACTCTCATTGAAATACGTTGATGATGTAGTACGTTACACTTACGAAGAACAGCTCTTAGACCTTATTAAAATAGGTGAGTTTGATATTAGATTCTTAGGAGATGATTACATTAATAAACCATTTACAGGAGACAGTTTAAAAGTCCCTATTCATTATTTAGATAGAAGTCACGGTTGGTCAACAACTAAATTTAAAAAGTTAATAGCAAAAAGTTATGAAGAAAGCAATAATAGTATCGGGGTACTTTAACCCACTACATAAAGGACATTTAGATTTATTTAAACAAGCAAAAAAAGCAGGTGATATACTTATAGTTATCGTAAATAACGATAAACAGAGAGAAATGAAAGGTTCTAAGTTTTTCCAAGACGAAGCAGAAAGGACATCCATTATTAGAGCATTAACCTTAGTCGATATGGCTTGGATTTCAGTAGATGAAGACTCAACACAAAATGCCACACTTAGACTAATGGTCGAAAAGTTTTACGGCTCAATGAAACTTGCATTTGCTAACGGCGGAGATCAAAATAACGAAACTATCCCAGAAAGAAAAGTATGTGAGCAATTCGATATAGAATTAATTGACGGATTAGGGGATAAAATACAAAGTTCTTCTTGGCTACTAAAAAAATAAATCGTATATTTAATTAATTAAAAGGTTATAAATGACATTAAAGAGTTTACAGCAGTACGGGAAGGGGTTCCAACTAAAAGTTTTAGGATCATTATTGACAGATAAATCGTTCTTACTAAATGTAAGAGACGTTTTACACGATCATTATTTTGATGCTGATTCTCATAAGTGGATAGTAAACCAAATAAAGACATACTTTGATAAGTACCACACCAGTATTACTATGGATGTACTTAAAGTAGAACTCCAAAAAGTAGAAAACGAAGTACTTCAAGTAGCATTGAAAGAAGAATTAAGAAATTCTTATGAATCTTCTAAAGATGATTTAGACTTTATACAAGAAGAGTTTCAAACTTTTTGTAAGAATCAAGAAATGAAAAACGCCATACTAACCTCAGCTGATCTCCTAAAAGATGGAGACTTCGATGGTATTCGAAATAATATCGAAACAGCTATGAAAGCGGGTATGGATAAAAATATGGGCCATGAGTATAATAAAGATGTTGAAACACGTTATAGAACTGACTATAGGCCTACTATTCCTTCTCCTTGGCCTATCCTCAATGATGGTATACAAGGGGGATTTGGCCCCGGTGATCTGGCTATTGTGTTTGGTAATCCAGGAGGCGGCAAAAGCTGGGCTATGGTTGCTATTGCTGCTCATGCTGTTAGGATGGGTCATAACGTCAATTTTTACACTCTGGAACTCGGGGAAGATTATGTCGGTAAAAGATTTGACTGTTATTTTACAGGGTACTCTATCGATGAAGTTAATAAACATCGTAAGGAGGTTCAAACTTATGTCGACGGTCTCAAAGGTAAGCTTATTGTTAAAGAGTACCCTCCTAAAGGTGCTACGGTAAACACAATTAAGTCTCACGTTCAGAAATGTATCGATATGGACCACAAACCAGATATGATCATTATCGACTACGTAGACTATTTAAGAGCACCATCTAGAGGTTCTAAGTTTGCAGAACGTAAAGATGAAATTGATGATGTTTTCATAGCAACCAAAGGATTAGCTAAAGAGTTAAAAATACCCATACTTACACCTTCACAAGTTAACAGAATGGGAGCTAAAGATTCAGTTATAGAAGGAGATAAAGCAGCAGGAAGTTACGATAAGATGATGGTAGCAGATATATGTCTTTCTCTTTCTAGGATGAAAGAAGATAAAGTACTCGGTACAGGAAGAGTGCATGTAATGAAAAATAGATACGGCCAAGACGGCATGACTTATAATGTAAAAATGGACACAAATAATGGTCATATTACGTTTGAAGGAAAGGCTAGCCCAGAGGATCTATTACCGGATGACGATGGTAAACCTAAGTTTACTATATCCCGAGAAGCAATGAGTAAATTATTATAACTTTTTCGTCAAAATGTGTAATATATATTCTATTTATAACCACGGCCTCGGACACTTTTTCCGGGGTTGTTTTTGTCTAACACCTTAAGTAATATATAAAGATATATGAGTTTATTAGAAGAGAGAATTGTTTATAAGCCATTTGAGTATCCACAGGCATATGATTACTGGTTGAAACAGCAACAGGCGCACTGGTTGCATACAGAGGTACCAATGGCTAATGATGTTACCGATTGGAAATCTAATATGAAACCGTACGAAAAAAATGTCGTAGGTCAAATACTGAAAGGCTTTGCACAAACTGAAACTATAGTTAATGACTACTGGTCTACTCTAGTCACTAAATGGTTCAGAAAACCCGAAATTATTATGATGGGCACAACTTTAGGTTCATCAGAAACAATTCATGCAGAGGCATACTCTTTATTAAACGAGCAATTAGGATTAGATGACTTTTCAGAATTTTTAGAAGATGAAGCTACTATGGCTAAGATAGAGGCATTAATGAACGTTAGAGATAATGATGATGGTACTGCTAACTGGCATGAAAGAGCTAAATCTCTCGCAATTTTTTCTGCATTTACAGAAGGTGTTAATTTATTTTCTTCTTTTGCAGTTTTACTTTCTTTTAAAATGAGAAATAAACTAAAGGGAGTAGGGCAAATTGTAGAATGGTCAGTAAGAGATGAATCATTACATTCTAATGCTGGTTGTTGGCTATTTAGAACCCTTATGGAAGAGCATCCTGAATTTAAAACTAAGAAATTAATTAAAGAAATAGAAGATGCTGCTCGAATGAGTATGAAATTAGAGTTTGACTTTATAGACAAAGTCTTTGAAATGGGAGATTTAGAAAACCTAACCAAGGAGGAATTAAAAAACTTTATTAAGCATAGAATTAATACCAAAATGGGTGATTTAGGATTAACTCCTATCGTACCATCTGCAGATATAGATAAAGGAGCATTAAAAACTATGAAATGGTTTGATGCTGTAATAGCAGGTAAACAACAAACAGATTTCTTTGCAAGTAGAGTAACAAATTATAGTAAAGGTCATTTAGACTGGTCAACAGCATTTTAAAATAAATTATGGGAATAGAAGTAGACACTGCAACTTGGGAAGCAGGTAAAGATTATCCTGAGTGGATGAATGAGGTTTCACTAGCAACAGTTTCAAAAGGGTATTTACTACCCGACGAAACTCCAAAAAAAGCATATAGAAGAGTTGCCGATACGGTAGCTAAAAGACTAGATCGACCTGATCTAGCGAATAAGTTTTTTCGCTATATGTGGAAAGGTTGGTTGAACTTAGCCTCACCTGTTTTATCTAATACCGGCACAGATAAGGGACTCCCAATCTCCTGTTTCGGTATAGATACCCCAGATTCAATAAGAGGAATAGGGCTTACTAATGCAGAACTAATGAGACTTACTTCTTTAGGAGGTGGAGTTGGGATTGGATTATCTAAAGTAAGAGGTAGAGGGGAACAGATCGGAAGAGAAGGAATAGGGCAATCAGAAGGAGTTATCCCTTGGGCTAAAATATACGACTCTACTATTATTGCAACTAATCAAGGTGCAGTAAGAAGAGGAGCTGCTTCTGTAAACTTAGATATAAATCATCCAGATATCAAAGAATTTCTAGAGATAAGAAGACCTAAAGGAGACCCTAATAGACAGTGTCTAAACCTACATCAATGCGTTGTAGTGGATGATACATATATGCAAAAATTAGAGCATAGAGACCCTGAGGCAATGGAACTATGGGTGACTATACTGAAGTCTAGAATGGAAACAGGAGAACCTTATATCATGTTTAAGGATAATGTTAATAACGCAAATCCTCCTGCATATAAAAAAAATAACCTGGATGTGAGCATGACCAACATATGCTCAGAAATTACACTTCATACAGACGAAGAGCATTCTTTCATCTGCTGCTTATCCTCAGTTAATCTGACTAAATGGCATGAGTGGAAAAATAGTGATTTGGTAGAAACTTCAATTTACTTTTTAGACGGAGTATTAGAAGAATTCTTAGCTAAAGTTTCTGGAAGAGAATCACTAGTTCGAGCAGCAAGGTCAGCTAGAAAAGGAAGAGCTATCGGATTAGGAGTATTAGGATGGCATACATTTTTACAGAACGAAAGAATTCCTTTTGGATCTATAGCAGCAACATCATATACTCATCAAATATTCTCTCAACTCAAAACTCAATCTGAGGCTGCTTCAAGAAAACTAGCTGATGAGTATGGAGAACCACTTTGGTGTAGAGGAACAGGTATGAGAAATACCCACACTCTAGCAATAGCACCAACTGTATCTAACAGTACGATTGTCGGAGGCGTTTCAGCTGGAATTGAACCTGTCCCAGCCAACATATTTACATTTAATTCCGCTAAAGGAACATTTATAAGGAAAAATGCAGCTTTAGAGTCGTATTTAGAAGAGAAAGGTCACAACACTGAAGAAGTATGGGATCAGATTATGAAAGATAGAGGCAGTATTGCAAATTTACCAGAAGATGTAATGCCATCAGAAGACAAACCTATATTCTTAACATTTGCAGAAATTAACCAATTACAATTAGTTGAGCAAGCAGCAATTAGACAAAAGTATATAGATCAGACACAATCTCTTAATTTAGCTTTTGATCCTACGGATAGTCCTAAGTTTATTAACGAAGTTCATCAAACAGCTTGGAGATTAGGAATAAAAACACTATATTACCTACGTACCGACAGTGTAATTAATGGAGATATAGGAAGTAGAACAGATACAGACTGTTTAAGCTGTGATGGATAACTATTTATATATATGGCAAAGGTAATTAGACTTAATACTATCTCAATAGGAGGAGATATTGAAAATGTAGATATATACCATACATCGATAACTGGGAGTAATCTCATATCGGCTAGTGTGTCATCTTCTCTACTAACAGGCTCGGGTATAACTTTTGTAGTCGAAGATAATGTTAATACCTTCTGGGCATATGTTTCTGGAGGTCTATGTGCAGAAACCACTTCAAGTATTACTGCAAGTGTTTACTCTCCTAACACTAGATACTTAACCGTATACACTTCAGGTAGTGATGAAGGAGGAAGCATAGAAATGATATATCCAAACACTATATCAGCAACAACATCTTCATTTACTTCCTCAGTAAATTTTATAGATTTTGCTTATGCCTCCTTACAAGCTAACGAACCTACATACCCCGACGATCAATTTCAAGGCTGGTATTATTCTAATGATAGGTCAAATGCTTTTTCAATTTCCCCCACTTTAACTTTAACTAACAGTACTTTCACAGGATCAGACGTTATTTACGCTTACTTTAAAGACGAGTAATAGTTGTCTATTCGAGTATTTCTTCGTATATTAATATAAAATAAGATATATGTCAAAAACAAGTGCTAAAGCCAGGTTAACACAGTTAAGAGAGTGGTTACCTACATTAAAATCCTATAGAGATAAGTATATGAAAAAAGATGACCCTAGAAAGGGAAAGAAGTTTTCTAAAAATGATCACTATAATAAAGTTAATAAACATTATGGCAGCAAAAAAGATAATTAAATTTTATGCATCATGGTGTGGTCCATGTAAGATCTACGGTAAGACTTGGGATAAAGTAATGCCGGATTATCAAGATCAAGTAGATATTATAGATATCGATATTGATAAAGATACTAGCGGTTACGCTGCTAAGTACAAAATCCAATCTGTTCCAACTACAGTCTTAGTTAGAGAAGATGGATCAGAAGTTAAAAAGACCGGAAGGTTAGGAAAAAATGATTTAATCGAATTAATACTATCTTAAATGTTACGAAACCCAGACAGTATCCCTTCGTCGGATACAATTATTGAAGACCCAGTTATGGAACCATTTTTTATTACAAGATCACAAACAGGTGGTTATACTGTATATGAAAGAGTGGTAAAAGGAGAAAATGATACGGAGTATATAAAGACTCTAGGATATCCATCTAATTTTGGATATGCACTGAAATCAGTTGCAAGAGAAATATTAAATACTAATGGTAAAACTTTTACCTTAAAAGAATATGTAAAACGTTGGGAGTCTGTAGAAAGTTCCTTAACTTCTATTTTAGAATAGCGTTAGCCTATACGCTTAACAATACCTGGCAAATATTAAATTTATACAAATGGCAAAAAATGTTGTAATTAGTCTTTCAGGAGGGATGGACTCCTCAA